AGCTCTTAATTGTGTCGGATTGAGCCATCTATTTCGCCTCCTGAGCCGCCCGCCAAGCTCGGAAGTCGGCATCGTTCTTATCCCGAACGTCTAAAAACTCATGCGCATCGCAAAGATCACGGAATGTGAAAACGCCTTCAACCACATCCCGATGCTTCCAAATTCCTGCGCTCACCGGACGCCATAGAAATGGGTCTAGGCTTGGGTACTCGGTTGGCTCGAATCCGCCGCCGGAGTCTGGTTCGCGTTCGACCCGGCTGCGGGAAAAAAAGGGGCGATATTGAAGGCGATGCACTGCTTTGTCAGTTCGAGAGCGGTAGGAGCATCAAACTCAAGATCGGGAATAGCGTAACGCCCATCTGCGAACATGATCGGCTTGGCAATAGGCGTACCAAGGCGCGAGTCATAGCGACCGCAAACACCCAGGCAAAGCGCCATCACTTCAGCAAGTTCGGTGCGCGAAAGCTGCTCAGTGAGGAAAGCGGCGGTCATTGCAAATCCGACCTCAGGAGGAACGTCAGGAACCTTTACATCAGGATCGGGGACCACTACCTGAAGAGGTGCGGGCTGTGATTCCTGAAATGCGCGATACCGCTTGACGAACGTCGAGAAAATCCAGCTTCCATCGGACGCCTCAAGCATCCCTATGCGGTACTGCTGATCGCCGATAGTCGTATCTTTGTGATCGAAAGGCATGTGCGCTCCGCTTACTGGTTAGCAATGTTGGCTGCGGGAAGATTCCATTCAATGTACTCGCCCTTGCCGCCGTAAGGCTGCGGAGGCTTCTTCGAGAACGATACGCCGGTGCAGATGTTCTGATCGTCCGTGACGGGATTCTGGAGGTCAAGGGCCATCGCCGCCCAGTTGCTTGCGTCCCCATTCGCTACCGCTGTCTGGTGAAGATTCTGCGCATACTTCAGGTAGGCGTTGAGCGCCGAGGTCTGCTGGCAGGAAATCTTGACCATGCCATTGAACCCTGGACTTACTGACACCATGACTGCCGCATCCGAAGAATTGTCCTGTTCGGTCCATTCATGCGTCATCTCCACGGTGATCTTTCCCACACCGAGGTTACCGCCTGCAAGAATAAACGGCCCTGCAAGTGGAGAGGCAATCGCCCCCGTCAAGTCCTTGAACGAATATGTGGTGGTTCCGTTTGCCATTGCGATCTCCTCTTACTGCTGGACCGAAACTCCGATGATAAAGCTCTGTTGTGTGCCGGCCAGAATGACGGCGACATAAACGGGCATTCCCTTGAACAGCGCTCGGTCTGCGATGGATTGCGTCGAGAATGAAGACGACCCAACCCAATATCCGGTTGCCAGTGCCGTTCCAACCGTCAAGCCACCAGTGGGAAGCAGCGGGATAGCAGGACCGTTCCACACGCCCCCGGCGATGAATCCGCGATTAGCTGAACGGCTGCAAGCGCCCCGCACCGCATTCAATACGAGAGCCTGGCCGGAATCATCCTGCGGAATCGAGGGAAGCGATTGGAGTACATTTAGAATCGAAATCTGCGCGTCTGCGGCCAGCATATCGAGGCCGAGAACGGTAGTAAAGCTGAGGCCGTTTCCGTTCACCCCCTGATAGTAGAAATCGTAACTGTTGGCGTAGTTATTGTAGCTGTTGCCGTTGTTTCCGAAGCCGAGTCCCGGCGTACCAGCAAACACGTTGATCTGCGCTTGCGAAAGCGGTTCGGTTGTGCATCCGACCAGCGTCTTGGCGGCGAGAGAAAAATTACTGTTGGCGAGTCCGGTATTCAGGCCCATCGCCTTCCCCATCAAAGCGCCAGAGATGTAGGCGTTGTTCGGGAATAGACCGCCCTGCGGGGTGGAGTAGCAGCCGTGGGCGCGGCTGTAATTTGCCGCCTTGATGAGCGAGAACACGTTGCCCACCGAACCAGCAAGAGCAGATGCGCTCTGCGTGCTGTAGAACAATTGCATGGCAGGCTGTGTACTCTGCGCATAGGCCGCAATCGCCACATTGTCAGAGTCGGTTGCCGTGGTGCAGTTGACCAGGTACCACGCGGGCTGAGCAACACGGCAAGCGGTCACAGCCTGAAGCGGAGTCTCACCAATGGCCGTCACGTTGACCTTGAGGGCGGTTCCAACGCTTGTACCCTGAGCGGTGGTCGAGAGTGCGGCTGAAATCGCGTATCCGGTTCCCTGCTGGCCGGGAATGGACGCTACAGACGTGACCACGCCGCCGCCGCTGATGCCAGTGACGTTGCCGTATCCATAGGATGCGTTCGAGGAGGAAATCAGAAAGGTGTCATTCAGCGCGTACCCGGTGCCAGCCGCAGCGGAATCGACGGTGATCGCCTGGATGGCGGTCGGGTCTTGGCATCCCATCCACAGATATTGCGCCTGCGGAGTCTGCGAAGCGTACAACTGCGCTTCGATGTATTCAGGATCGGTGGTCAAGTAGCCGAGCGCGGCGAGAGAAGTAGTGGCTGTCGAGGTCGGAATGAGAACGCAGCGCGAACCGGCACCGTAGGAAGGAATTCGCCCACTGTTGCCGATGATGAGCGCCTGATTGAATGCGGGGACTGATACCCCTGCCGGAGTGACTGAAACGCTCACATCGCAGAGAATCGAAAGTGGAAGGGGCTGAGTCGCCATGTTCTCTCCTATAACTGTACTACCACATCGCTGATTATACCGTGTTCGGTTTCAAGCGTAACCTCTACGCTCTGCATGGTTTGCTTGGTGAGGGTATCGGTCACCTGTTCATTCATTCTTGCCGAGAAGTCGGTACGCTCCCACCATTGATTCTGAAAGAGTTCTGGGTTTCTGCGCGGCGTTCCAATAACCGTATCGAGATACAGATTGGAAGCCTGAAGCGCATCATGAACGAAGTCCTGATAGAGACACGCCTTGACCTGTCGTGCCCGATCGAATGCATTGGGGCCGTAGAAAATGAAGGACAGTTCCCAGATGCGAGTGTAGATCGTGGTTTCGATGAACGTGGTACCAGCGGAGTCTACAGGCTGGACCTCGTGCGCCGTGTTGTAGCGGTCTGGCGTTTCGGTTGCGCGGATGAACACCACGTCATCCGTGATCGCCCACGCGGGAGCGCCTGGAGTTGGCCAGTCAATCCTCACCTGCGAGTAGGCCGTAGAGTCGGTCGGTCCTGAAGGGGTGATACCAAGGCAGCGCAGTACGATGTTCTGCCAGATGATAGACACCTGTTGCTGTGTCAGGCCGGTCGAGGCCATAGTTCCGACGCCGGGAACGGGATAGCTACTCACCGGAAAGCCTCGCTGCTATTGCCTTTGAGAAACCGAAATCGCGCCACGGTATGACCACCACTACGCGGTATTCCTGCGAGTTCCAAAGAATCGTATCGCCCAGACCAGACGCCGAACCTGCTGCCCGCGTCTTGTACATCGGCTGCTCGGAGATAAACCCCATCATGCCAGTAGAGCGGTCGCCTTCGGGAACCTGCTGCAAGTCTTCTTCGGTGGCTGGCTGGACTATCCCCCAGAATGGTATTGCTGTCGTGGTAGAGACATAGCCGCCCTGTTGAAAGCTGCCCGTCGAGCGATTGACCGTATACGCCTGCGCGAAAGCTGGACTATTGGCAACGCGAGTGAGCGAGATGGTTGGCATTAGATCGCCTCCGCTACTTCAGTCGCTTCTGCCTGAACGCCAAATGCAATCTCGGTATCAGGAGCAAACTCAGCCGCATTGCCCGCATGAACACCATCGCCCGATTCCGTGATGTGCGTGATTGCCCTGCGCATCTGACCTGTGTCGATCCCAGGGCGGTCGCTTCCTTTGGCCCGAATCGTAGAATCCGCATTGGGTGCCCATCCGTTGCGAGGATCGGTAAACCAGCGTTTTGATGCGCTCTCACCAATCTGGCCGGCGCGGTACAATGCGTCCATCATGCCTGCTTCGTCGCCGTCGAGTGCGCAAGTAGATGCCTTTGCGATTTGCTTGGCAATGAGTGATCGAGTCGGTTCTGCCTCAATGGCCGCTTCAATCACCACGCGGGGAGGCTGACCGTGCAACGGGGAGCCATTCGTGAAGATGAACAGCAGTTCCGCGTTGCTGATCTCGCCCTTCTTGCGCTGTCCATTCTCTTCAGGAATGCCCACCAGCGCATCGGCACCATTGAGCGCAGCGATGCCCGCATTGATCTGCGACATTCCCGGCCCGCTGCTGGTGTAGCTTGCTCCCACTGTCACCGCCTGAAGTACGCTGGCCCTGCGCCCACTACGCGCGCCAAGGTTGCCAACTGCACGCCGTACTGCGTGAGCGTCCACGCCGCCCATTGTTCCAACTTCGCGAGCGTCTGAAGTCCCTGCGAAACGCCGTCTGCTCCCTGCGAGATGGTGATACCTGCCTGAAGGCTGTTCGCCACCACCTGATTTGCTGTACTCTGCGGGTTGCCTTCGGTCTGGCACCAAAGCGTCAGATAGTGCGCGATGTAAAGCGCCATTCCCAAGCACCAGGACTCCCGCCAGCGCGATTGCATGAGTGAAGCATAGGCGATGTTCAGATAAAGCTGAATGACCGCAAGAGGGACCAACTGAGCCTTATAGACCGATAGCGTCACCGCGCCTGATGCTGTTGCATCGCTCGATACGGTAACGGTTGGCATGTTTACTGATAAGATTACCGTTGACGAATTCAGCCCTTGACACGTCACAAGTTGACCGATATTCAGGCCAGTTGCGGTTGAATCAATGGTGATCTCATTGGAGCCTTGCGCGAGCGTTCCCGCTACCGGCGTGGCAGTGCCAAAGAACTTGGGATAGATCGCCAGGAAGTCATTCACCGCGTAGGGAGGGTTTCCTGTCTGTGGAATGCCAGAAGAAAGACCAATGAATGCGCCGCACTGACAACCGTACTCTTCCCCAAACCCATAAATTAGCTGATAAAACAAATCGATGGCTTGCTCGGGGAATGCTGGCATGGTAGCTCCTGAAAAAAGGGGCAAGGCCGCAACAGCCCTGCCCCAATTGACCGCGTTGCGGATGCGCCGGCTAAATGCCGTACAGGTAGATCAGCGTGGAAGGCCGCAGAACCTTGACGATGCCAGTGTTGGCGATGTAGGTCGCAACGTAAGCACCCTCCTGAAGGCTGAGCGGTCCACCCATGCGCTGAATGTCCTGGAGGATTCCGAAGTTCACGAAATCATCGTTGAACACGTAGGAGGTAAGCTGCGTGGTGCTGTTGTGGCTAGCACCGCCGATGGTCTCACCCCAGTACGGGAGCGGGACGATCTCAGGCGTCTTGCCGTTGATGCTAATGCCGTAGTACCGAGCCTTGATCCAGTCGAGGATGGTGGTGAATGCCGGAATGGTGCCGAGAGCGGAACCGAGTGGCAGAACCATTGGCTGCAAGAGGTAATCCCACTTGCTGGCCGGGACCAGGAAACGGTCGGGGATCGAATCGGGAGCGTAGCCGGAATTCGCATACGCGAGCTTGGCCGCGCCTTGGAAGTCTTCCACGATTTGAAGTGGAGTAGCGTTTGCCCATCCTCCACCCGACTGTGTAGCGGAAACTTGATTGACAACGCCGGGAACTACTGAATTCAGCAATCCCTGATTGGCTTCCACGCCCCAGTACACGCGATTTTCGAGCGTCTTGTTCCAGTCCGTGCGCACTCCCTTATCGAGAATGTCGTTCGGGCTGCGGTTCGCTTGGGCCAGCTTCAGGGATTCAATCAGCGGAATGCGGATATTCACCTGATAGGGCTGAGTGGGGTACACGTCCTGCGAACGGTTGAAATTCAGCGTGCGAATATTGTTCGAGGATGTGCCGGTCGTGTTGGGG